TTATCATTATGTATTTTCGACATGTATTCATTTCATCATTTTGTATTCCCAATAAACGCCCGTCCTATCGTTTTGTATTCCCGCCGATCTTGGACATCATTTTGCGATTTTACCGGACTGATCCGGGCGATTTTCAGGCTAATTTTGCCTATTTTGTTCGATTGTTCACAAGCAATCAAAAATCGCTCAACCATGCGGTTTTGCGGGCAGTCAGTAATTTTTCTGGCAATCAGTACTGGCAAAGTTGCCAATCTTTGAATTTATCTTGGACATCGTTTTGAAATTTTACCGGAGCGATCCTGACGTTAAATTTTTTAAATTTTTTAGAGTTTTGCCATAACTATCTGATTTTTAAGTGAAAAGTATTGGTATGCTAGTTTTAGCAAGAGTAATACACAGGCTAATTTCAGCGGATTTTCGAGAGTTTCGCAATTTCAAAAAATTGGCAAAGTTGCCAATTCTGAATGATTTGGTTTAGATTGTGAACTGAAGAACAAATTTGTATCGGTGAGAGTTTTGTATCCCAATAGTTTTGTAGCCTAGTGGTTTTGTATTCCCAGCTATTTTTGTAGCCCTAGTTATTTTTGTATCCCCCCGGCGGGTTTGGCATTTGTTTGGCAATGTTGCCAATTTTTGGCAATTTATTGGTAGGGTCGGTTCGGTTTTACTATCGAAACAACCCCGCCAATTGGCAATATTGCCAATAATAGTGCAAACATTTGCACTTGAAAGAGTTCGACATTTTGCGGGGATTTTGCTATAATTCGCTTCACAAAATGGGTTGAAGATTTTAATTAAAAGGAGGAGACCATGAAAGTTTTTGAATGTTCCGCAAAGTCGCTGATAGAATCAGAACATCTCGGGCTTTGTGAGTTCGACGACATTCCTGGTTGTCGGTATTTTCAAAACGACCCTGACGCAAAGTTGGGGGAATTATGCAGGTGCTACCCTGATGACTGCGTTTATAAAATCTTGGAAGATTTTGGCGGGTATCTTGTTATTATTAACGAACAGCATTCACTTTTACCCACGCAAGAAATACTTTTAAAGGACAAGCCTATTTTCCTGATCAAAATCCCCGCAAGCGGGCTTGTTCTTGAAGACCAATTTTATCTAGCCAAAACTTTGGTGGGAATTTTAGACCGTTATCCTTTGACAACGTTAGTTTTCGCTTCCCCAATTCCGTTTTTGCTAAGGGAAGTGATGGTAGAAGTGATGTTTCAAGACAATGCTAACTACACTAGAGTTAGAATCTTCCACAACGACAGGCGGGAAAAGAAAGAATTGCCTAACGGAAAGATAATTTACACAATTCCCACTGAAGGCTGGAAATTGGTTTAATTCAAAAAAATTTTTCACTACCGAAAAAGCCTGCCTTATCAAAAGGCGGGCTTTTTTAGTTTCGTCAGTCAGTCTTGTAGTTCCGAAGCCGTTTTATGCGAATCGATTTTTATTGTCTTGTCTTCGTTGCGTTGCGGGATTTGTCTTAACTTCGCTATTTGGGCTGGCAGTTTTGTCGTTATGCAATAGTTATGCCAATTTGGTTGTCTTGTCGGATTTTTTCCAGTTTGGTTGTCTTGTCTGATTATGCAATAACCATGCCAGCTTTGTATGTCTTGTGTGTCTGATTATGCAATAACCATGCTGATGCTTCCCAAGATTTTGGCGTCAGATTGCCTATATAATAAGGATATAGATTGCAAAAACTATGCCAATTATTCCTGCGGGATTGCGATTTTTTAGTGCAAACGTTTGCACAAAATTTTTTACAATTTTTTTTTTCAAAAAATTGATTTTTTTACTTGACAACGCAACGACGGCTTGATATAACGCAAGCAACAATAACAACAAAAACAAGAGGAGGTTAAAAATGAGAAAGAAGACCAAAATTTTCGATTTCAACTACCCGTATAGTGGTCGCTACGACGCTGCTGAGACAGCGTACCACCTACGTCGGAAATACCCAACTCTCCCTGAAGGTTGGGTATTTAACTTATACCCCGCTACGGGGATAGTTTATTGGGAATTGGTAACCTCTAGCGGACAGATCGTCCGTGAGGGAGTATATGACCTCTACACCGCCAAGGTTAAACATTGGGTGGTGAATAGTTACAAGTAGTTAAATCTCCCGGCTGGCGGGCACAAAAGCCCGCTAGTCGGGGTTTTTATTTTAAACCAAGAGGAGGTATAGCTATGAAAGAAATAATAGAAAAATGGTTAAAAGAAAAGCTTCCACAAGGAAGCGGATTTTCACTACGAGGTATAGAATTTAAAAAAGATCACGTGGTAGCCTACATGGACTACCACGTGATGAATGACGTAGGATATTACGTGGGGTATGTGGATTTTAGCATCCGCATACCTTATACATATCCTGACGAAGATTTTAAAGTGATAATTCATGGGAAACGCTCGCATTATCTCACAAAGAAGTATCTCTTGCGAGAGTTTATCGAAGATACAATCGCACTTTCTTTAGAGGAGGATTAAGAAATGAAAAAAGAACAGATCGTGAGAAAACTATTGGATGAAATCATTTTCGTGGAAGCCAGGCTTCAACACATTTATTGCGGTGATGATTATATCACCGCAATTTTCACAATCGATAATTTGGAGATTACCGCTGTAATCCCTCTGGATAATCCCAGGGATTACAACGTTTTTTATCCTCACGTCCCCGAAGTTTTTGAACGTTGGGGGGGAGAACATTCATTTTGGTGTTTGGTAGAGGGTATGCTCGACGAAGTAACCTATCAAGAGGGGGTGACAAAATGAAACAAACAATGTTACTAGAAAAAAACACCGTCCTGGAGGGCAACAAGCCCTCCAACATGGGATTGAAAATCCGGGTATTAAAATCTGGCTTGGTAACAACCGGTCAGATAAACCTACCGTTTAAAATCGAAGCGGTAGGCAATGGTTATTATAGTCATCTTTTGGAGACAATACTCCAAGAAATCGGCAAGAAAGAATTCAAGGAAGCCAAGGAATTACTAACCTTAGCCTCCGACAAAAAATGGGAATACTTATGGCCCCCTGCTGGTCGGCTTAAAAGAAGAGTACCACCAAAACATATCCTAAACCTGAATATGCTGGAGGTGGTTAAATTGCCTCCAGCAAAAAAGAAGAAAAAGGATAAAAAATAACTAAACCTTTATTGCCTACCTAGCCGTCAGCCGTATCCTGGTTGACGGCTTTTCTTTTGCTTATCTTTCTTTCACTTCATTATCATCAAACTTCAATCCTTTACACACATACATACATAGCATTATACACTATATCACAACACACATAACAAGCAGCAAGCTACAATTTGATTTAACCCAAACTAAAGACAATCACGTTTCACGTGAAACATTTATATTGCTTGCGTATGATTCTGACTAACCAGATTGATAATGATTATTGGAATTATTTCCGATTATTTTGGCTATGGGTTTGGGTAGTCTAGTTGATAATGGTTATTAAATTCATTCTTAAATGAATTGGTAAGATTATTGCTAATGCAATAGGTATGCCCTTGCATGGAACACTGGGGGGATGGTTTGGCAGGGGGCGCTACTGCCCCAAAATTGCCAGTAAAATTTTGAATACCTTAAAAAATTTAATTTTTTTTAAAAAGGCAAAAATTGCTGACAAAGTTTTGAGTATCTTAAAAAATTTAATTTTTTAACCAACGATAATATTGCCAAAAATTGCTAATAAAATTTTGAATGTTTTAAAAAATTTAAATTTTTTAGATGACAAAAATTGCTAGTTGTTTTAGAATATTCTAATAGAAAATTTGAACACCTTAAAAATTTAATTCTTAGAAGACAGAAAAGGGCTACTTAAAATTCCAACTCTTTTGGATTGCTTTTCTTTTGATTTAGTAGTATAATTCCACTTTAATTTAAAGATGGAGGGAAGAATTGTGGAAGTAAGACTGTTATCAGAAATCCCCGATTTTGATGAGTTTTTGTGTGAGGTGGAGTTAAGTGGCGGGAATGTATTTATTTGCCCCGCTGAGGAATTGGAAGTTTATTTTAGGGGTGAGAATGGAGAGGTTAGAAGCTCCCTTGATTCGGGATTCCCCGCCAGGGTGGGGGCTGTTAGGTTTTTACAGGATTTAGTTGTGGTTGATTATAGTGTTGTTAATATGGTTAAGTTGATGTTAGATTCCCCGCCTGAGGTTAGAGAGACAATCTTGGTTGGGGATGTTACGGTGTACGTAAACAACCCCATCCCCGCCACATGGAAAGTATTGGGTATTCGGATTAAAGATGTTCTCTTTCAAGTGCAAACGTTTGCACTTGAAAAAAATTTGACTTTTTTGGCGGATTAGGGTATAATTCCCCCGCAAACTAGGATGAAGATCACAAAAGGAGAACTAAATGCGTGTCCCCATCAAAAAGCAAAAACAAAGGTTGGTAGTTGATGCTTTTGGTTGTAAAGCGTCTAATTTAGATTCAGTTGAATTTGCTCATAGTTTGCTAGAAGCATTAAGTCAGATTGTTGATTCGCATACGGTCCATGTTCAACTAGATACAAACAATGATTGTATAGTAAAAAGTACTATCTCTTGGTTTGACAATAAAGCACAACTTTGCGTATACCCAAAACATCAATCTTTAACTTTAGACATTCTTTCGTGTAAGTTGCTCGATAGCGAGCTTATTCAGAATTTTGTTATAGACAAAGCTATACCCGATCGGGTAGTGGTTTCAGAAGCTATTGAATATTATACGGATTTCATAGAAACGGATGGGTAAATTACCCCGCCAACTTAGAAAGGAGGTTCTTATGAAACGCTTCGAAATTCACCCAATTGAAGGTGAGTTTGATTGGGGCACTATGTCAATAATCGAACTTGGAGAATCTGGCAGAAACCGCAGGTTAGTGTACGTTCCCTACCATGCACCTGATGATGCAGAGTTTCTTGAAATTGGAACTACCCGCTCGGGAAGACCGAAGATAATAAAAAGCGAATCCCCCGAAGGGTGGCTTGCAGTCGTTAGTGGTAGCGGAACATACACCCGTGGCACTTATGGAACAGCGTATTGCCTTGAATCAGATAAAGATAAAATTCAAATCATCGAATACGGTAAAGGTGCATTTGGACAAGCCGGTCGAATTGGTAGTTGGTATGAATTTCTTATTGCGATTCCTGATGACATCTTTATCAGAATCCGCCCCGCTGGTGGGTCTCACAAAATAGCCCGTTATTGGTTATTTTTCGGTAAAGAAAAAGCCTACAAGATTTCAGATAATGAAATTGATTTATTTTGTGAAGCTCGTGACATAGAATTCCCGTCTTTGGAAAACCTAATAGATTTGATAGAGTTTGTAGATGAGAAGAAGTAAAAAGGAGACGAAGGATGATTCTTAAAATCAAACAACATGATCCAAACATGCCACCTTTAAAGCAGTATGGGAATTGGATTGATCTTTACTTTTGCGGGATTCATCCTGCATCCCCCACCAACCCCAGAGAATGGGATATGGGGGATAATTCTTATTGCTTTTTCCCTGATGATTTTTACATTCTATCATTAGGAATTTCTGTTGAAATCCCTAGTGGCTATGAAGCACATATACTACCCCGCTCGTCGCTTTTCAAGCGACACGGCATTCTGTTAGCCAATTCAATGGGTATTATCGACAATTCATATTGCGGTGATGACGATATATGGGGCTTCCCTGCTTACTTTACTCGTTATACGATCCTTCGTTTATATGAGCGTATCGCTCAGTTTCGTCTTATAAAAGTGATGCCTCCAATCGAAATTGAGTATGTCCAGAAGTTGGGGAACAAAAACCGTGGGGGATTTGGCCGAAGCGGGAATTAGACCCAAAGGAGATAACAAATGATAGTTAATCTTCTTGAAGAAACATTAGAAGTTTTGAAGAAGCACGGTAAATCGCCTAAAGATGTTAGATGGGTTGGTTCTAAAGATGGAAAGTATGCTATCACGTGGAGTGAATTCAAAAAACTAGCAGATGTTATATATGACAACGGTTACGGCAATCAAGAAGTAGCGAAAGACTTAGTTGTTGTTGGAGAAGACTGGTGGCTTGAACGATGTGAGTATAATGGATCTGAATGGTGGGAATTTAAGACTCTTCCAGTAAAACAACCAGAAGCTATAAAGTTTACAAAAGTCTTAATTACTTCATTCGCTTGGAATCTCGATGAGATCAATCGCTTAACAATGACAACTTTAGAAAAGATCGACAAGATTGAAAAGGAATTAAAAAGATTTACCAGACGAATAAAAGCTTGCAAACAACGTTTAAAGGAAGATCCTAGGTTAGCTGGGTGTAAAGAAATCGTTGCTCTAAAAGAGACGAGTAAGGATCTTTCGAGAGTATTGGTAGAATTACGGAAACCTTTTTGACTAGATTCTTGTTGTCAACCACCCCGCCCTTACGGACGGGGTTTGAAAGAACTTTGTCCGTAAGATGGCTGGCTTATTGCTGAATTGCAAAAAGATTTAAACAAGGAGACACAAAATGATTAAAAAGTATGAATTGCTAAAAGATGACTTTATTGAGTGGTCTGGTGTAAGACTCTATCGAATTAGAGCTTGCAAAAGCTTTGGAGATGTAGCAAAAGGAACTCTTGGTGGATACATTGAAAAAGAATCAAACCTCTCTCACAACGGTAATTGTTGGATTTATGATAATGCTAAAGCATTCGGTAATGCTAGAGTAGCCGACGATGCCAAGATTTATAACAATGCTGAGATTTCTGAAAATTCTGAAATATATGGTAACGCAAAAATTTGGGATAATGTCCGTGTCGGGGGTAATGCTTATGTATTTGAGAATGCTGAGATTCGAGAAAATGCAGTAATTAAAGATAATGCTAAGGTACATGGAAATGCTAAAGTAAGGGGAGAGGCTTTAATTCGGGACAATGCGTCAGTCAGGGATAGTGCTCAAATTTATGGGTGTGCTATAATTCGAGACTTCGCCAAGGTTGGTGATGATGCCGAAATATTTGGCTTTGCTGAAATTTACGGTTTTGCTGGAATCTTTGGCAGAGCGAGAATTTATGATGGAGCAAGAATAGGTGGCGACGTTAAAGTTTGCGGAGATGCAGAAGTCTATGGAAGGGCACAGATTAAGTACGGCTTGTTGACCCAAGATATTAAGAAAGATTTAATTCAGTACATTGCGTGCTCACTGAACATCTATCCAGTTAATGGGAAATATATCCTATACAAAAAAGTCAATAAGAAAGCACTTGGGGTATATACTTCTCTCTATGATCCTTATTTCGAATACCGTGATGGCGAATACGCTGAAGTTGATAATCCAAACTTGGACTTCCTAGAAAGTTGCGGCGATGGCATACATGTTTCAACACCTTTTTACTGGAATGGAGGCGACACGTTAATTGCTGTGGAAGTAGATATTGCTGATGTTATTACATGTATGGAAGGAAAGTTAAGATGCAGAAAAGTAAAAGTGATAGGGGAAGTTTAAACTACAGGAGCGGGTAAAGAGAAACTACCAATGATTGACTAAACTTTAAAAGGGAAGATTTAAAATGAACAGTTGCTCCTACAAAGATTATGCACCAGAAGGATTTAGATATCCATCTACTCGTTACTTTGGTAGTAAAAGAAAACTTTTAGATTGGATTTGGGAACATGTAAAGGATTTGAAATTTGATACTGTGTTGGACTTATTTGGAGGAACAGGAAGTGTAAGTTTAATGTTTAAACGATATGGGAAACGGGTATTTTATAATGACCTTCTTAAATTTAACCAATTGATTGGTATGGCAATAATTGAAAATAAGAATATTTTTGTCTCAGATTCAGATATAGATAAAATTTTAAATTTTGACAACAAGAAGGATTATCCAGATTTCATTCAAAAAAATTTTAAAGATATTTTTTTCTTAGACCATGAAAATGAATGGCTGGATAAGGTTACAACCAATATATTGAATTTAAAAAATAGATACAAAAAAGCTATATTATTTGCCTCTCTTTTCCAATCTTGTTTGGCTAAACGTCCTTTTAACCTTTTCCATAGGGCTAATTTGTATATGAGAATCGCTAATGTCCCAAGAAGTTTTGGAAATAAAACTACATGGGAAACACCCTTTGAACAGCTTTTAAGAAGGTTTGTGAAAGAATACAATAGAGCAGTATTTGACAACGGGAAAAGGAACTTAGTCATCGGAGGGTACGATGCTATTTCTGCACCTAATGGTGTGGATTTAGTGTATATTGATCCCCCTTATTTTTCTCAAAGAAGCGGAGGAACAAATTATATAGTTTTTTATCATTTCTTGGAGGGATTGGTTGATTACAAAAATTGGGAAAAACGGATCAAGAACTTTAATACAAAAATAAAAAGAATAAAAGATAGCCCTGAGATTAAAGCATGGACTCACAAGGAACAGATCAAAAATTCCTTTAGAAAAGTTATTGAGAGATTTCAAGATGCTATCATTGTTTTATCATATCAAGAAGGCGGTATTCCATCAAAAGATGAGATTTTTGTAATGTTAAAATCATACAAGAAAAATGTTAAAGTTTTATCTATGCCTCATCGCTACGCTCTGAGTCCAACTCCTAAAAATGAATTGTTATTTATAGCGACGTAAAGGTTAAGGGAAATGAGAGTAATTCCGAGCGGGGAAAAGGAGAAATCATGATAAAGAAATTGCAGGCATTGCGTGAATGTATAAGAAAACTGCCCGCAATCGCAAAAGATGAAATCGAGGTAAAAGAAGAAGCATTAAGGCTTATTGCTGAATTGCAAAAAGATTTAAATGCAACAGGAGACAAGCCATGATGTTATATCTACTATTAAGCTATATAGCTGGGTTTGTGACTGTATGGTTATTTACTTTTTGGGTATCTTACAAAGCAAAATCTTACGTTACAATAGGAGATTGTGCAGTAATAACGATAATTTCGTGTTTCAGTTGGATTGGATTGTTGCTAATCACTGGTCTTTGGTTTTACGTTCATGTTTACCGAAAATATGAAGATAAAGTTATTTTTGGAAAGAAAGGATTTGAAAAGAAAGAATAAAATGAAACCAAGAAGTACAAAATGAATGAAGGGAAAAACAAAGTAAAAATCAGAAATATTTTGAGCCTTTTTGACGGAATTTCCTGCGGGAAGCTGGCGCTTGACAGAATTGGTATTGGATACGAAAACTATTACGCTAGCGAAATAGATAAGTACGCAATCGCAATAACAAAGTATAATTTTCCAGATACCATATTCGTTGGCGATGTAAGAAATCTGAATGGAAAAGACTTTGATAATGTTGATTTGATAATGGGAGGTAGCCCTTGCCAAAGCTTTTCCTTTTCGGGCAAAAGGCAAGGAATGGTAACCAAGACTAAGATTGAAGTTACCACGCTTGAACAATACCTTGAATTGAAAGAGCAAAACTTCGACTTTGAAGGTCAATCATATTTATTCTGGGAATTCGCTAGATTGCTAAAGGAAATCAAGCCTAGATGGTTTTTGCTTGAAAACGTAAGAATGGCCAAAAAATGGAAAGATGTAATTACGAATACCCTAGAAGTAGAACCTGTTGAAATCAATTCTGCTTTAGTTTCAGCTCAAAATAGAAGAAGGCTTTATTGGACAAACATTCCAATCAAGGGATTACCCGAAGATAAAGGCATACTATTAAAAGACATATTAGAAAATGAAGTTGATGAAAAATACTATTTGCGAAAAGATATTGCTGTAGAAATTTATAAAGACATTCGCATTTCACATGTACCAAACAGAATCGGAATTGTTGGTAAAGGCTATCAAAACGATAGGGTATTTTCTATCTTCGGAAAAAGTGCTTCGATAACAGCGTCAGGCAGGAACACTGGAGGTCATACTGGGTTATACTTAGTAGGCAAGCTAAATATTAAGGGGCAAGATTGCATTAAAAGGATTTATAGTTCAGAAGGTAAGTCTCCAACATTAACAACAATGCAAGGCGGATACAGACAACCTAAAATTCTCGTGGATAAGACTAAATCTTACTGTATAGACGCTTGTTATTATAAAGGAAGTAATTTAAAGCAATATTTTGAGAAAAAAAGAAGACAGTTGGTATTCCCGTTCGATAAAAATGGAAACATTAGAATCAGAAAATTAACCCCTCTTGAATGTGAAAGATTACAAACTCTTCCTGACAATTACACTCAATATGGTCTGTTTGACGACGGAAAAATAAGAAAAATTTCGGATACTCAAAGGTATAAAGTGATAGGAAATGGCTGGACTGTGGACATAATAGCTTGGATTTTAGATTTCATTAAATAAATAAAGGAGGTCAACTAATGCAAATAACAATTTGCGATGTTTGTGGTACAGACAAAAATAAAGGAAAGGTTTCTGAGAAAGGAGGGTTAAATGCATGTGCCTGTCAAAAGACAAAGACTGATAATCGAGGCTTTTGAATGCAAAACACCCACACTTAATTCGGTTGAATTTGCTTACAATTTGTTGGAAGAATTGAGCCAGGTTATTGACATGCGCATTGTTATCCCGCCCCAGGTGATTAGAATCCCAGTGGCAAACGCCGTAGAACAAATAGCTACAAACGCTGATTATGGAATAAGCGGTACTGTTTTGTGGTTGGAAAGTGGAGCACAGCTACACACATGGCCAGAATACCGTTTTCTGACCTTGGATATTTTTTCCTGCAAATCATTTGATAGTAATCTTGTTCATGACTTCGTTACAGACAAAGTTAAGCCAGACCATGTAGTAGCATATGGCCCCGCAGGAATGATGAAATCTGTTGCAAAAAGCCTTCAGTATCAAGTTGGAGGTTCCCACTATAAAAATTTTGCAATCCAACCGGTTGAATTTATTAAAGCCAACGAATTAGGTTTTATCGAGGGCAACATCATAAAATACATCTGCCGTTACAAAAATACACAACAAAAAAGAGATTTGGAAAAAATCAAACATTATGTGGATTTGCTCATAGACTTAGAGGAGAAAAACGATGTTTGAAAAAACTTTAGAAAGAATCAAAGAAAAACTTTCTAAAGCACAAGAATTAACTGAAGACAGTATTAGCGTAGCGGTAGACACCGCCACGGATGAAGTTCTAAACGAATTTCTTTCCGATTGCATCCCCGGATTTGACTTAAACGACGAAAACCCCGAAGAATGGGACGAAGATTGGCTGAAATTCATTGAAGAACTAAAAAACTACAAAAAATCAAAGTGCAAACGTTTGCACTAGAAAATCCCGCCTTTGCAATACCCTCGCCAATTGGCGGGGGTAACCCGTCTTTAAAGTAAACTACATTTATACAGAATTTACATAAAATTATCCCGCCACCGACAAATTCCTAATTTTTGTGTTATATTTATGGCGAAATTTCTGTAAAAATTCCAAAATATACCAGCCACTTATTCTTCGGCAGGTAGGAATTTCATGGCATCGGACTATATTTATGTATATGGGGAAACATATATCCCGCTGGAAGTAGATTCCGACGGGGAATCTATTACGCCCGCAGACATAGAACAAATGGCTCATGACTTTTTGGCTAAAGGTTGGACTAAAAAAGTAGATGTAATGCACAATAACATCCCCTGCGGAGCTGAAATAGTAGAGTCTTTTATAGCCAAAGAAGGTGATCCTGAATTCACTCCCGGTGCTTGGGTTGTAAAAGTTAGAATCCCCCGAAATAGTGAAATAGCCAAAGCCATTATAAAAGGTGAATTGAACGGTTTTTCCTTACAGATGCAGGCGTTCAAAGTCCCAGTAAAAGTAGCAGTCTCCATAGCTAAAATAGTAGTAGGAACGACTGAAGTAAACACAGACGAAGAAATTCCAGCGCATAGTCATGACTATTATATTGAACTAGACGACAATGGAAACGTTTTATTTGGAATCACAGACGAAGTTTTAGGACATAAACATACAATTTCGGGAACAGTAGTTACAGATGTTTCCGAAAACCACAATCATAGATTTTTCGTGGAGATATAGATATGGTAAAGCTTAATAAAACTGGGTACAGTCATGCAAGAAGCCTTATAGAACAAGGCAAAGTAAACAAAACGTCTTCATGGTCTTTTAGTGCAGATGATGGAAACAAAATACTAGGAAAAGACAAAGACTGGAGTGAATACAAGAAATGGTTTTTGGGTATCGACCCCGACGCTCCAGATGATACGAAAGAACATTACAAATTTCCCTACGGAAAGAATGGTAAAGTTTACAGATCTGGTGTTATAGCAGCAAAACAGAGAGCTGCTCAGTATGGTTACACCGATATTGAAAACGCTGCGGATAAACTGTTGCAGATGATCGACAAAGACGAAACAAAGAAAGAAGCAGTTGAAATAGAACAAAAGGAAAAAGAAGTCGTATTTTTAGTCGAGCCTGAGGCGCAGTTTGTTTCGCTGGTAACTAGAGGAGCTAATAGAGTTCCTTTCAAAGTTATTAAATCCGATAACAAGGAGAAACCTATGCGTGTAGTACAGTCTATTATAGCCCCCGCAGATCTTTCCAGAGAAGATCTGTTGAAGATCTTCGGGGAAGATCTCAAAGAAGTTGTAAAATTCGATAAAGCAACTGGAACAAAATTTAAAAATTACGAACAGATTCCAAGAGACGCTTTCGATGAAAATTCATTCGAGCTGGTAAAACTGACAGACGACATCATGGCTGTATGCGGTTCTCTTAAAGATGACAGTGGGTTTATTTCCAAAATCTTTAAGAAAACCAAGCAGGAAAAAGGAATCGAAGTTCCCGAAGAAGTTGAAAAGCTGGACGACAAAGAAATAGCGCTGAAGATTTCCGAAATAGCGTACACGGAACTTTGCAGTCTGTATGCTGCTGTGGAAGGTGTTCTCACTACCCCAGGTATAGATTCCAACGACAGAATAGAAATGCTCAAGAAAACTTTTGATGGATTTTCAAGCTATATAGAAGGCTTGCTTTCCGCATCACCTGTTTCTAAGCTGGACTTTGAAGAGGTAAAACGTCTTCGAGAAAGTAATAAAGCCGAAAGCGCTACCGAAAAGGATCAAGAAACCCCCGACGAAGAAGAGCCTGTTGCAGATTCTACCAAAGAAGATTCCACTAAAGAACAGACTAAAGACGATTCTGTTAAAGAAGAAACTGAAAAAGAATATGAAACCTTGAAGTCGAATTTGGAAAATATTGCCGAAAAGGTTTCGGAACTCACGGAATCGTTCAAGAACGAAATTAAAAAGCTAGAGGAAAAAGTTGAAAATCTGGAAGCATCTATTCCGGTAACAGTAAGTGTAAACACAGATTCCGATCCGTCCGTTTCCAATAAGTCGGAATCTGTGGTGTTTAAAGGTGTTCTCTTTGGAAGAGAATAATACAAAGCCAATCAATGTCAAAAACGCAATAAAATTTAGTAGATGAAAGGAGAGTACAGATGGGTATGTCCACGAAAGAAATACTCAAAAAGGCAGATATTGCCGTAGCGGATCTTCAATCAGGCGGTGGGTATCTTAACCCCGAACAGGCGGACAGATTTATTGATATGGTTATTGATCAGCCTACCATTCTTAAAGAAGTTCGTACGGTTAAGATGAACGCTCCCCAGCGCAAGATTGAAAAAATCGGATTCGATAGTCGAATCCTCCATGTAGCACCTGCTTCTGGTACTGCTTTGGACGAAACAAAGCGATCCAAACCTACCACAGACAAAATTGAACTGAACACAACGGAATACATTGCAGAAGTTAGAATCCCCTATGATGTGCTTGAAGACAACATCGAACGTGAAAATCTTGAAGATACCATTATGAGGAATATGGCAAAGCGGGTATCGCTTGATCTTGAAGAAATCCTTATAAAGAGCGATACCGCTTCGGGTGACCCCGACCTTGCTGCAAAAGACGGTCTTCTGAAGCTGGCCACTTCTCACGTTGTTGATATGTCTGGTGATCCTATAAGCAAGGCTGTCTTTAAAGCTGGCGTTAAGTCTATGCCTAACAAATATCTCCGAGCAAGAGATCAATTCCGATTCTGGGTATCTCCTGATCAAGAAACCGAATATAGAGATCAGCTTTCTGATAGAGAATCTGCTCTGGGCGATGCTGTTCTCGAAGGATATAGACCTGTCTTTGCCTACGGCGTTCCCGTAGTTCCTGCGTCGCTTATGCCCGCAGATACTGTTCTGTTTACTCATCCGCAAAACATCGTGTTCGGTGTACAAAGGCAAATTTCCGTAGAAACGGACAAAGATATTTCTGCTAGGATGTATATCATAGTTTTGACCCTCAGGATAGACTTCAAATACGAAACAGAAGATGCTGTGGTTAAAATCATCAACGTTGGTTAATTCTGAAAAGCCCCTCACAAAGGGGCTTTTCAAACTGTGATTACATCTAAAGACCTTCAAAAAGGAGACTGAAATGTATCAAGGACCAGGTGTAAATACCGCCAATAAAAACCTTTGCACCAACGTAGCCCTAGTGAGCGGGACTACGGCGGATACTGATATAACGGTAAACGGTATTAAATACAACAAAGACGCTCTTTTAGCTGTAATAGGACTTGATCCCGACAATGCCACCGCAGATGATCAAGTAAAAGATTTTACAGCATCTGCTAGTGTTACTGCTGATAATACGATACAAGTTTCCACAGACACTTCTGATTACAAGTTGCTAGTTTTTTGGCAAAAGGTTTGATAAAGGAATAAAATAGCATGCTTCTTGTAACTGATATAGCATCTTCAGAAGCTAATAGCTATGTAACTATAACTGAAGCTGATGACTACTTGAGCACCCGCCCAGGTATTGATACCACCGAGTGGTATAATTTAGATGACGATAACAAAGCATTTCGCCTTGCTATGGCTACAAAGCTGATGAATTCACTGATGTATCGGGGAATCAAAGCAACAAGAGACCAATCACTATCATTCCCCCGACTGTTTCAAGCGTCAGATTTGTGGCCAAAAGATTCTTTGGGCAAACCGATTTCGATGTGTTTTTATGGTTATGAAACCTGGGATGATTTGCTTCAAGTAGCTAACTACTTAGGTATTGACCCCCCGACTATTCCGACTGATATAAAACATGCTCAAATAGAAATAGCATTTAATGTAGTTCATAACAAAATCTTGAAAAAAGAAGACGATTCCCCGTTTTTCGTAAATTGGTTGCAGATGGGAGCGGTAGCTTTTACAGTAAAGAATGTGGCAGATATTCGCAAACCTGCTTATACCATTTTCAATAACGAAGCATTGAATGCCTCGTCTCCAATATACTTTCTACTAAAACCGTATCTCTGCGTAGTAAAAGGTGGCATAGTATGAGTTCGTTTGATATTGCTCTTGAAGCTCTAGCTAGAACGTTTGATAACGTAGTCAAATCTTCCCCAATGGCAATAGATATAACATATCGGAAATGGACAGGTAAAGGAGACTACGACCCAAATATAGGCTACGCTCCAGATACTTATGAAGATATAACTACAAAAGCTGTTCTTTCAGGAAAAATATACAATGAATATGAAAAAGTCAAATCTTTTGAAAAATCAGCACGACTTTCAACCTATGGAATCCGAATAATAGTCAAACAATCCGATTTGCCAGGGGTTGATGACCTGTCTGCTAGAGGCAAAGATAAAATCCTAATAGGAAACGAACTCTATTCGGTTTCAGAAATAACCAAAATACAGGATATTTTATATATCATTGAGGCAGAACGATGATAACTTTGAGACTGAATGTTTCCAAAGAACTAGCCGAAGCAGCAAAAGCGCTGAATTACAAAACATTCATCAAAGCTGTTCATGATGCTGCCTCAAAAACAAGCAAGCAGTTTTTCAAAGTTTTAAAAGAAGCTACTCCTGTGGATACTGGGCATGCTAGAAATTCTTGGTATTCTCGAATGGCTTCTCAGGAAAATTCGACGTTGATTCTATTTACGCTGGACGTACCTTACGGACTCCCGCTCGAAAAAGGGTCTGTTGTTGGAAGAAAACCCTGGCCTTCTGTGGGACCTCGAACAGTTTTACATGGAGGTAGAATTTATTCATCCCAAGCCCCTGGCGGGATAACAGAAAAAGCTTTTAAAATTATGAGTAAAGAAGAATTGAAAAGGAAATTCTTAGAGAGCTTTCGATGGTACGGCGGGAAGAAATAATTAGAGAATTGGAAAGCAGATTGTGGGAAATAACCGAAAGTAATGGATTCGCTTACACCGTGGCTTCGGTCGCTAGAAATCCAATAGACGTTTCCACGGAATTTCCCTGCTGCAACATTTATGAAATGGATGACCGAGTATTAAGTGATGACGGTAAGAAAACAGTATTCCCTGTGTATAAACGGGAATTGGAAATTATTTTGGAATTGATAATAGAACCGGCGATGGAAGCTTCCGCTTCTGTGGAATTGATGAATTTTTACGAAAATGTAAGAAAGGCTATATTCAAAGATGGAGATGCCTCCCTCAACGGGAAGTGTAGATTTTACGAAAAAGCCGTATCAAGACCCATAGCAATTCCGTCAAACAAGACATTTGCTCTATGGGTACTCTATGGAGCAGAATATGTAGATAAAGTTGCATAAAATTTCTTTGCAAATACGCCAAAATTTGAAAAGAAGGAGGATATTTATCAATGGCTGTAAAACAAATAAGCTACATCGGAAGAGGAACAGTGTATCTTGAACCCCGTGGAGAAGCTAACGCCAAACTCACTCCGATAGGGAATATCTCGGAATTTAGTATATCGATTGAAGAAGATGTGAAAACGATGATAGACTACATGAACCCCGGCGGTGGTGAGCTTGATCGAGTAACCCGAATCACTGGTGTTTCTGCATCTATGACATGTTACAATTTAAGCCCAGAAAACATTGCAGTAGCTGTGTTTGGTTCTATCGATGCTCTTGAGGGCGGTGCTGTAACTGATGAAGAACATACTGCATACAAAGGCAGTTTGGTAGTCTTGGATAAGCTTTTCGATAAGTCTCAGACTATTACGGTAACTAACGATGACGGCACGACCACCTACGAACCGAATGTTGATTATGAAGTTACCAATGCTGGGATTTATATCTTAGAAAGTGGCTCTATCACTGATGGTTCTACCATTAAGGTATCATATACAGCATACGCTACGGATGTAATTCAAGCTCTGACCGAACTTGGCAAAGAATATAAACTAGTTTTTGATGGACTTAACGAAGCCCGAAGCGGAGAGCCTGTGGTCGGAATTTTCCATCGTGTGAAGTTCTCCCCAACCAAAGGTCTCGGCTTCATTACAGACGATTTCGGCACTCTGGATTTCGATTTAGCTGTTCTAGCCGATACCTCTATAAGCGGAACTGGTATATCTAAATACTTCGTAATCAGAAGAAAAGATGTATAAAGTGAGGTGGTAATCCGTATGGAAAAAAATAAAGTCGAAAAGCCTGTGCAGACGTCTGCACAGGCTTCAAAAGAACAAAAAAATGCATCTTTAGCAGATGTTCTCCCCAAAGAAGCCACTGTGGAATTAGGCGACAAGAAGATAACCTTCAAAGAATTTACTGTGGCTAATTTAAACAAGGTTTATTCTGTTCTTGCTAATGCAGATCTTACAAAGTTATTGGTGGGGGGCGGGATTACCCCCATGTCCATTATGGCCGCCATAGAATGGAACGACCTTGTGAAGTTGCTAGCTATATCTAGCGGAGAACCTGAGGAAACATTCTTAGCATTATCTTCCGTAGAAGACGTGCTGGAAGTCGTTGGGGCATTTTGCCGAGCAAATTTTGGTTTTTTCGTCTTCAATTTCAAGAGCATCGCCTCGACAGCAGACTTAGTAGAAAAAGCTATACCAATTCTGAACAAAGCCCTTCCGTAGAATTAGATTGGGCGGACTATTTTACCGTCCTCTTAATGACAGGACATTCCTATCAGGATATCCTTTCCTACACCATCACCCAATTTGTAACCTTCGTATCATCCGCTTTAAAATTCATACACTTGAGGAGTCCAGATGGAAGATAGACTCCAACTAGCGATAGAAATAATAACGAAGAATGCCGATGCTATAAATAAAGTATCGAGGCAACTAAATCAGCTCAATACTAATGCTGAATCTTTCAATAAAAATTTACGAAGCCTTGATCGTACTTCAACTAAAGTTTATTCGGCATTTAACCAGCTTCATTCTTCTGTTCGTGGATCTAATTCTGCTTTCGCTACACTTCAACGAACTGTCGGATCTACACAGCGACATCTAGTAGAATTAAGAAATACGACAAGAGAAACATCAAGGTCTTTATCTTCGCTGAATCGCTCCGCTATCAGTCTTAATGCAAGATTCTCTCAACTAGTTAAGGATTCCGAAAAAGCAAGTAGAGCTTTGGTAGATTTCGAACGAACTACCAGATCTACCAAAGCCTTTGTAGAAAGACTAGCTCGTGCTATTGAAAAAATATTTAAATCTGTACTGGAATTTCACAATCAAATAGTCAAAGCGACAAGAGCGGTTGCACAATTTACCCGCCAAGTGCAAGTAGGAGCTACTGTCCTGGAAAGACAGAAAAAACTCACTGACGAAGCTGCTACATCTTTGCGAGAATTCCATGCGGGAATGAATCAAACTGATTCTTCTACAAAAAAAGCATCGAGAAGTCTATTAGGCTTCATAGGAAGATGCGTAAAATTCACTCTTGTTTTCACAACAGTTTATGAAACAATCCAATTAGTTGGGCAAGCTTTAAAAGAATTCGTTTTGAGTGGAGCAAGATTCAATGAAACCATAGATGCTGCTAAAATAGGTATAGCGGCACTAGTTGCTACAAATACAGAACTAGTAGATGCTTTCGGAAGAGTTGTACCTGAAACTGAACAATTTCAAATCGCTTTGAAGGGTGTTGATTCTCAAATAGCTATTCTGAGAAGGGGCGCAATACAAACATCTGCTACGCTGGGAGAATTAGTTACTGCTTATCAGATGGCAGTCGGTTACGGTCTTAGCGCTGGGCTATCTCTTGAACAAATAGCTGACCTCACTGTAAGAATCACCCAGGCAGCGGAAGCGCTCCGTATGCCTTTCCATGGTGTATATGAAGAAATCCGTTCTATCTTAGCAGGAACTATCACCCAGCATTCTTTAATCGCCAAAATGCTGGGGCTTTCTAATGCACTGGTTAATCAGTGGAAACAACAGGGAATCCTTTATGAAAAACTTTCAGAAAAGCTAAGAGCCTTCGTCGCAGCGGGTAAAGAGTATCAGAACACCTGGTCTGGAATATTTTCCAGAGTACAGGATGTTTCCTCTCTTTTCATGGGACTTGCCACATCAAGTATATGGAAAGAACTGAAAGCCAAAATCAAAGACGCATTGTCTAGTCTATACGACTTTAATACAGATACTTTCAATGAAAAACTTCGTGGATTGGCAATGCTTATCCACGACACCCTCAGCGTTTTAAGTATATGGGTAACTAGAATTTTTTCCATTATAGGAAAACGTCTTATAGATCTCTCTGTGGCGTACGAACGCCATCGAAACATAGTGATAACAATATTAGAAAAAATAGGGAAAGCTTGGGCATGGCTTGCCGGTAATATAAGAACTACTATCAATGCTGCTTATATCATTAACGATGTTTTTACTCAACTTGGAGATACCATAGCTATAATAGTTATAGCACCGTTATCTAAACTTTTGCAACTAACAGCTAATCTAATCGGAAAAATTCCTTTCCTAAGAAAAATATCTGAAGCCCTACGAAAGGTAGCAGAAGAAGGACTTAACTATGTGAATTTCTATGTGAATCAATTCAACGCAACCACCATTGATATGGAAAAGAGGTGGATTGCAATAGAAAAAGAAGCTTTAGGATACGACTCCATTCTATCAAGATTGCCTGAAAGCACTCTACGACTTCGAGGGGAACTTGCCGCTCTTTCTGTTCAATTAGGTGTAAGCATAGATTCCGTAGATAAATTGAATTTCCTTCTTCAAAACGGTATAGCCGTATGGGACGAAACTACCAACCATTACCGCCTTGCAGAAATTAACCTACAAGCACTGTCTGAAAGATTAGGAGTTTCCGTAGACAGTTATGGAACTTTAATCGAACTATTGAAATCAGGTGTTGTAGTTTGGGATTCTACTATTAACCAATATGTAACCGCAGAAGAATTCCTGAACAAAATCGCTGTCCAAACAGGACTTGCAATAGAAAAATACAGCACATTCAAACAACTGTTGGAAAGCGGCGTTATAGTATGGGATGCCCAAACCAAACAATATTCATTAAATGCGGATGCTCTTGATGCTATAAATGTTGAAATCGGACAAACATATTCCACCTACGGTGAACTGCTTAACGCCATAGAAAACGGCAGGGTGGTTTGGGATGCCAATAGACAACAATGGGTAGACGCTGGAAACATTTTAACGAATTTAGAAGGTGGCGTCTTATCAACAGCAGATGCTTTTTCTAAGTTGGGCACACAAACTACCCAGGCAACAGATGTGCTGAAAAAAGCCACACAGGAATTTTCGGAAGTTCATAAAGAACTAAAAGCCGTATTAGACCTCCAGCTTTCTACAATTGAAGATACATTTGAACAACTGAAAGCCGCTGGGCAAGACCCCGACGTTAAAGCTATATTGGACTTAGCAGAAAAACAAGCAGAAGCAATTACAACCTATTTTGCTAAAGCTACCGCAGCAGCAAATCACTATTTCAGCGCCGCAAAAGGCGGTGAAGCTAAACTTTTAGAAGCAAGAAAAGAAATTTATACAAACACTTATAATTCTTACAAAGCTCTAATAGACAAACTCATTGCAGAAGAAAAGAAACGCAGAGATAAAGCAAAAGAAATAGAAGATTACATAAAAGACCTCCGCAAAAGCACCTCTGAGTGGATCAGAGATCTTAAGCGCAAAGAAATGGATGCGGAGGACGAATATTACGATAGAGTTGAAGAAATAGAAGAAAACATAAGGAAAGCCAGGAAAGCAGAAACAGAAGGTTCACTCAAAGTCGCACAGAAATACTATGAAACTGCTTTAGAAAAAAGTAAAGAATTAGCTACCAGCATCACTAAAGATGAAAAGGTAGCAAAAGAAGCTCGTGAAGAAGCAATAAGCTATGCAATAAGGCTAACAGAGGATTTAGCTAGAGTTGCAGAAAAGGCTGCACAAAAAGAAAAAGAAGAAGCTGATCTACTGCATAAACGCTACACAGAATTACAAGGAACTCTTGGTAATGTTAAAAAAGAACTCGACCAAATATCGCAACAGAAGCTTTCTATATCCCTTGACCAAGAAAAAATAGCAAGAGAAGTAGAAAGAGCCAAAGCAAAAATACGTGAACTAGACGGTATAGTAACACATTCAACTCACATAATTCATGTTAAAAAAGTAGAAGAAAAAGCTTATGGTGGACTCATAGATAGTATTAAGAAATTCGCATCGGGTGGAGTAGTATTTAGACGGCTACTTTCCCGCTACATCCCCGGCTGGGGTAGTAAAGATAACGTTCCTGCTCTACTCCAGCGAGGCGAATACGTCATACGCAAAGAAGCTGTTAAAAAATATGGTCTTGCCTTTATCGAAGCCATCAACAAGATGCGATTACCTGTTCCAAAGTTCCAAGCAGGCGGTGCGGTAGATGAAGAAGCATACCGAATAGTTACAAAACAGCTCGAAAAAATAATAAAAACAATTCGCATGGGTACATATTTTTACCCACACATGTGGCTTAAAGATCCAGAACCTCTTTCAGCCCATGCTAGGTTTCGTTCTTATCTCGAAAAACTAAGAAAACTAATACTCGCTGGTTTCCATATAGAAAAAGGTGATTTGATAGATCTGATTAACGCTTTTAGAGGAATTTCTTACGCTGGAGCGGGGATTCCTGGTATTGGTGCATTAACAGTAAGCTGGGCTGGCGATGTAATAAAACATATAGAAGACATGTACAATGTTTCTTTCAGTAGATGGACTTTCAAAAAACCCACCGGAAAAGGAAAACCGGAAAAAATAGCAACAGTAACTTCCACAGACAACTTCGTAGATACAATAAATGAAAAGCTACGCTTGGTAGAAAAAGCAATGCTTGTTGTAGAAGCTAATCAACGTCGCTGGTTAGGTTTTCCTTCTAAGACATATACAACGTTCGTAGCTGTAAAAAAAGCCCTTGAAAAACTAAAGGATTTCATAGAAAGAGGACGGCTTTCCATAAGAGAAAAAGACCTGAAAGATTTAGTTGACTCTCTATGGAAATACGCATTTTATACTTACAAAGGTAAGGGGATAGATACCAAAGCTGCTAAAGCAATAATAGATGAAATAGTAAAAAAATACAATCTTCCCGTAACCTTCCGTTTTGCGAAAGGCGGTTTGGTAGATACTATCCCAGCCCTGTTATCTCGTGGCGAATATGTACTAAACCGTGATGCAGTAAAATACTATGGATTAAGTTTTATAGAATCGCTAAACAAAATGCAAATACCGAAGTTTGCAACTGGTGGGTTTGTTGGAACATCCCCCGCAACGTCTAGCACTCACAATAGTATAACACTAAATATAAACATAAACGCTACTCAATCTACAAATCTGAACGACAGAACTTTCTGGGAAAGGATTTTAAAAGAACAAATAATACCCCAATTAGAAGAAGCAATGGGGATGGCATAACATGGCAATACAGCTGAGCAATTCACAACGATCAATAGAATTACCTAGCGATTTAGAATGGGTAGATGAATTTGAATGGACTGCTGTCCGAGACGATGTGAAATATACACTCACAGGGGCACTTGTTATCGAAACATCCACTGCCCAAGCTGGAAGACCTATCACATTAAAAGGTGGATCAAATTATGCCTGGTTGACCCGTGATCAAATGAATACCCTCAGACAAATGATGGACGATGGCGAAAATATGACCCTCACCTTAGAAGATGATCGGACATTTACTGTCAGGTTTGCTTACAGCAACAACCCAGTTTCGGGGACTCCCATATTCCCAAAGCACGACTATTTCAGTGATGTTACAATAAAATTGGTAGAGGTGTAGCAATATGGCTATTAAACTCCCAGATGATATAAAATTGATGGCATCGGAAAGAATGGACGACACCGATGAAGGCGGCGGTCGCATGACCGGCAACGAAATAATTGGCGGTCAGACCAATAATATCTTCCCCGACATATCTCGATTGGATAGAACATACGGCAGAGTATCTCTGCGAAAAGTATACGCAGCATGCCTATCAGACAATCAAGATACATATTATGGAGCGCATGTTATTATTACTGATCCTCCAGATGATACTAATGTAAAATGCTGGATGCTTACAACTGATTCAGCTACCGATAGAAGAATCGACGCAAAAAATCGGATAGAAAGCTATGTAATCCAAGACGGACGGTTTATTGGCTATCTGTGGGGCGATCATCCCGCAGGGCTATCTGTCCTTAGAATAGTAATGCCACCAAACGAAGTAGATCCTGATGTCGGTAGTGTTTTATATCTGTCGTATCAATCTTATTCGCAATTTGTTAAAATTATTTCAGTATCATCTGAAGTTAAACAATTTACAATTAGTACCGGTATAGTCACACGCAAAATACTCACAGCGGAAATCACCCCAGACCTAAAATATGATTTTGCAGGATGCGATATATTGGAAACAACCTTACCTTCACCTGGGGTTGTTACTGACATATATAAAACCTTCGGTGTTGATAGGACTAAATACTATGGTGTAGCTACATTAACACAATCAGCGTCAGCAGGTGACTTAAATGTAGTAGTGGATCATATTTTTACTCAGATTGTGCCTGTAAATCGTGCAGAATCACCGCTGACAGATGTTACGCTTTCTGAAATCAGACCCAATAGTGCAAACTTAATTGTTGACGATTCAGAGCAAACAATCCCAACATGTACTTACTCGGTGTCTGTAAATATTACGTCTGGACTCACCCTTTATACAGGAGCAGCTATTTCGCCAAGAACATTGACTGTATCCACAAGTATAGATTCATGGACAGACGATGGAAGAGGCAATCTAGTGAGAAATGACGTTACAGAAGGTTATGTTGATTACAATACAGGTCAAATAACCTTTCTAACACCGTCTATCACAGGACCGCATACTGTAACAGTTACATTTAAAAATGCATCAAAACTTTACAAAATAAGATTTAGCCAATCTCAAGAAGTTACAATTTCGACACAAGGTTCTACATGGATATTCAGTTTGCAGCCATTACCTCAACCAGGGACAGTTGTAATTGACTTCTTATCACAAGGTAGATGGTATAGATTAGTTGATAATGGAAAAGGATCGTTATCTCCTGAAATACCAGGAACTGGCGGTGGGACAGTAAATTATACAACAGGCAGCGTTGTAGCTACATTTAACGCTCTTCCTGATATTGGATCTGAAGTTATCTGTTACTGGGACAACCCAGACGAACGAATTGCTTTTCATTACCACAAAACAGACGTTACCCACAATGATATGTGGTTTGAGTATACAACTTCTAACAAACCTATTTCGAAAAATACTGTTACGATAACATGGCAAGAAGATTCTACAACCAAAACTTTAACCGATGATGGTAACGGTAATCTAACCGGTGATGGAAGCGGTACAGTCAATTACAACACAGGTCTTATAAGGTTTCTGCCTGCAAATTTAGTTGAACCGAATACAGAATTTAACATATCATATAATTACGGCGATCCTATTGTAGAAACCTTTGAACATCCAGCCATAACTGAATTCGTACGCGATGGTGGAACTTACAGAGATAGAGACGGTACACAAAAGGAAAAGATAGACTACGGCTGGATTGATTTAGTTTTGTCAGAAGCTCCGATAGCAGGCACAGTCAAAGTCGAATACGATTGTGATTATGTCCAAGGAGCTGAATATTACTACGATAACTACGTATATAGAAGAATACGAGATGTAGTAGATCCGCATATTACATTATATGATGATGGAAATGGCGTCCTTAAATTAGCAAGTGATATTTCTGCAAAAATGAATACATCTGGGGACAAGTCAAACCCCAATTTTGTTGATTTTTCGATAGATTACGCAAATAATAAAGTACGCATCGGCACATATTTGACTATATATCAGAATGTTACTGTATCTCGTATTTACCCTCGGGGGCACTATCGTATAATATCATACGACAGGACACGAATAGATTATGTTGACTATGTAATCGATCCAGAAGTTGTAACAGTTACAGTAACTTACTATTCTCAAACTGGAAGCACTAGTGCACAAGAAACATTTTCGTCTCCGCTTTATATCGATTTGTCAGGCAATTATTTTAAGGTAAGGTTATCTACTAACAGCACAATGATATGCATGGGTACACTATCCACTCCGCCTTCCAGTCTTAACTTACTATCGGATGGGGTAGCTTATGACTATGATGGTATTTTATACAGATTGAACTTTTCTAATGGCGAGTTTTCCCAACAAGCCATAGGAACTATAAATCGAGATAAATGCTTGGCAGCGCTTACCGTATGGAATTCGCAAACAGGAAGACCTGATCTATCGCTCGTAGGCGAATATACTATACCGTTTTATCCTGTTTATTCCGCTGTTTTCAGAATACCCGCTCCAGTTCGGCCTGCCAGTTTTATTTTAAGTTTCTATGCAGAAGGTCAACAATATACTGTTACAGCTTCTGCTAACGGAGACATTAACGATGAATGGATTGAAGGTAAAATAGATTATAACACAGGAATTGTAAGAGTTAGGTTTGGGAAATGGGTAGATAAAGATACATTCGTTGATGCTCCCTGGTATCACGAAGATCTCGTTGACGGCGATCTAGTATGGCAACCCATTCCAGTTGATGCTGAATCTATCAAATATAGCGCCGTAACTTATAGCTTTATCCCGATAGATCCTGAGCTAATCGGACTTGACCCAGTGAAGCTTCCGATTGACGGTAGAGTCCCAATCTTTCGACCAGGCTTTGTTGCCGTTGTACATAATACTAAATCCGAACAGTTGCCGAATGACCTCCAGGCAGGTCAGCAAATACAGCTATCACGGGGAAATCTGACCTATTGCGATCTATACGATTACAATGGCATATATGTTGATCCAAATTTATACACCGTGGATTTGGAAAACGGGATTATCACAATGGCAGATCCGCTTGATCTAAGCGAGTATACACAACCGCTTACAGCGATACACCGCATTGAAGATATGAAAGTAATCTCCAGAGTTGATATTAACGGTTATATTTATTTCACAAGTCCATTAAAAAATGATTACACAGCAGGAGATACTTATGTGTCAAGTGCTCTCGTATGTGGCGACCTAAAAGCACAAGTCTATAATGTATTTGATCAGAAAACTTGGACAGGCGATTGGTCTGACTCCCGCATAGGAGATCCTTGCACAGCAAACTACAATACTGTTGATTATCCCATCACGACTACAAACAAAGGTGCAATAAAAGAACGCTGGGCAATTATCTTTACATCAGACACAGATTTTAAAGTTGTAGGCGAGACCGTAGGTGAAATAGCGTATGGAAATACCGCAACTGACTGTGCTCCTATAAACCCTGCAACGGGTGTACCTTATTTTTACATTCGACACGAAGGTTGGGGATCTGGTTGGGCATCCGGAAACGTACTAAGATTCAACACAGATGCTGCACATTATCCAATATGGTGCGGTAGGACAATCCTTCCTGGCGAAGCTGTATATGATGAAGATTCCTTTACATTACAAATTCGAGGAGACGCTCACTGATCAACCACCCCGCCCTGAAGGGTGGAGCTTGTAGCTCCGTGGTTGACTAGGGGGCATGGTTATGATTTTACCATGCAGCCGTTATTCCAGTCATGGCACCCTGGGGTGTTCCGCAAGCTCCAGGCTCTGCCGCCAGTGGTTAAACAGTCCTGTCGGGGTAGGGGCAGTGCTACTGGCAAAACAAGCTGGAATAACTCCCCCGATGCAGGCCCTTACCTGCCTTCGGGCAGAGAAAACTCCTTTTTGTTAGGAGGATTCATGGTTGTCTATGTATTGAATAAACATGGTAAACCTTTAATGCCATGTCATCCTGCAAGAGCAAGAATTTTGCTTAAACAAGGAAAAGCAAAGGTAGTTTATCGGACTCCTTTTACTATTCAATTACTCTATGGTAGTTCAGGTTACAAGCAACTTATAACATTGGGAGTGGACAGTGGTTACAAGTATATTGGATTATCTGCTATAACAGCCAAAAAAGAAATTTATTCAGCTGAAGTTCAGCTTAGGACGGATATTTCCAAACTTCTTACGGAAAGAAGACAACACCGTAGGTTTAGACGTTATCGTAAAACTTGGTATCGTAAGCCACGCTTTCTTAATCGAAAAAAACCTGAAGGCTGGTTGCCTCCTTCTATACAGCATAAGTTGGATAGTCATATCAAGGTTATTGAACATGTAAAGAAAATACTACCTATAACTAAAGTCAATATTGAAGTTGCAGCTTTTGATATTCAAAAAATCAAGAATCCTGATATTTCAGGCAAAGATTACCAGAATGGAGAACAAAAGGGTTTTTGGAATGTAAGAGAATATGTTCTCTACCGAGATAAACATACTTGTCAAATTTGCAAAGGCAAATCTGGAGATAGTGTATTAGAAGTTCATCACATTATTCCAAGAAGTAAAGGTGGAACAAATAGACCAGATAATTTAATTACTTTGTGCAGAACTTGCCATCAAAATCTGCACAGAAATAATTTGAAAGTTAGTTTGACAGCGAATAAAAATTTCAAGGCCGAAACTTTTATGTCAATTGTCAGATGGAAACTAGTAAATAGATTAAAAGAATTAGGTAATGCTATGTTTATAACTTATGGTTATCTTACTAAACAGAAACGATTAGAACTAGGATTACCAAAAAGCCATATCAACGATGCGTTCGTAATAGCAGGGGGAAGCAAGCAGAAAAGAAGCTCTGTTTACTACTTCATCAAGCAGGTAAGAAAGAGCAACCGCAAGCTGTTTAAGGGGATCAGAAGCCGCATTCGTAATACTGCTGAGAGGTTTGTAAAGGGATTTCAAAGGTTTGATAAAGTAAAATATAGAGGCACAGAGTGCTTCATAGCTGGAAGAAGAAAAACAGGCTACTTCAGTCTGAAAAAACTAGATGGAACTGTTGTTTCTAACTCTGCAAGTTACAAAGAGCTAAAACTTCTTGAAAGTTTCAGAACCTTTTTAACCGAAATGCACATCCTCCCTGCCATGAATGACGGGGTTTCTAGCACTTAAAAGGAGTAAAGATGACAGTCGCTAATTTTTACTGCAACAGTGATCCATACGCACCAGCTTTAGGCAATTCGTGGTATGATATAGCGTCTTTACTACGTAAATGTTTGTGTGATGGTTACGGTGGCTCCGCCCCCGCCGGGTGGACATGTGAATGGTGGGATGAAACTAATGAAGTAGCAGTTTTCAGAATACCTGTGTCATCTCAGTTCTTTCTACGAATAGCTGGCTATGCAGAAAATTCCCACATGAGAGCTGTCTATGCATCAATTTACCAAGCAATGGGAGATCAGAACACAGGATCTGGACGCAGACCCGCAGATGAGACGAAATCGATTCTGTTGGGTGTAGATCCTAATACACCTTATTGGTTTGTCGTAGCTGATTCTCGATCTTTTTGGCTTGGTTGCGGTGGTGAATACAGCGGTTGCACTTTCTTTGGAGAATTGGATTCAATAGTGCCTGACGATCTATACAGTTTTTCGTTTCCCGGTAAAAATGCTATTGTAACAACAGGAGATATTTCGCCTGACACACCGTTGCTAGACTTCTATTATACTGATTCTGGGCACTTTCCTTTATACGCATATGATTCCGCATTTTCTCCAACTGGAGACTGCGTCAGCTTAACATATAGACGCCCTGGAGGAGCTGTAAACAGTAACAGAACTCAAATAGGGCAAACGGACGGTTCACCACCATGTCCATATTTAGGTGGAGCATTACTTTACAGCAGAATTCCTATAATAGAAACAGACCATATAGACAGGTTTAGAGGTTTCATACCAGGATTGTTGGAATTGCAGCATAACCGTGTTGACCTTTTATCTCTTGTCCCATCCGATCGAGGATATATCTTGCGAACTTTAGGTAATAAGCAATTGGTTCTTGTTAAGATGAATTATTATAATACTGTTATGGCAATAGACCTCAACAAATATAGAATCTTAGAAGGTTCGTGATGGACGTTGACTTCACATTACAATTTTCAGGGTTTGTAAAAAACACATATTACAAAGTAGATGCTAAAGTGCAGGTTGTAGGACAAACAACCGTGCGCCACAAAAGAGTATGTGTAATGGATAGAAGAAGTTTTACTGTATTAGGATACACAACCCCCGCTCATGATGGATCTGCTACACTAAGATTTCCCGCCAACGCACAGGAAATATCAGGAGATTACGTACTGCTCGTTGCAGTAGATGACAGCGGGAAATACAACGCTGAAGTTGCTGATTACGTAACACCTTCAGAAATAGAAGTAATAAACCAGTTTCAGGAGAATCAATAATGGCTAAAACAGCTACTGCACATACTTTAGACCAGACTCTTAGCTATATAAAACAGGCGGATACGTTAGTATTATTGTCAAAACCACCACGTAAATATCAACATGCCTGTTTTCCACCGCTTTGGCAAAGCGATACGACATATAACATTGGCGATATTGTAAGACCGTCAACGTGGAACGGTTTTGTTTACGAATGTACAGGAGCAGGCACTTCTGGAAGCCAAGAACCCGGCTGGGCTACGAATGATGGGGATGTAACCACAGATAACACTGTCACGTGGGTAGCTCACGAAAATTATACACTGGCTGCGGATTCTGTTTCAGAAACAGAATTTTCTTTCGCTAACGATCCCCCGCTATGGCAACCAAATACATCCTATCAAATAGGAAATAGAGTAACAGGCAGTTTTGTGTATGACGGGTTGGTATATGAATGCACCGCAGAAGGAACTTCAGGCGATACTGAACCCGTGTGGCCGTTAGAAGCACATCCCCAAACCATCGAAACTTGGCAGGCTGACACAAATTATACCCAAGATACTCTAGTAAGACCAACAACGCCAAACGGCTTTGTTTACAAATGTATTACTGCTGGGACATCTGGTAGCAGCGAACCAGATTGGAATACAGAAATCGACGGGGCAACCAACGATGGTACAGTAGTGTGGGAAACCCACTATGATGATATTATTACAGATGGTACAGTAACATGGAAAACGATTGATCCCACAGATTTATCAGAACGCCCCCGCCGGGTAGTTACAATGTCGAAACATCAAAACATCTTAATTCACAACACGGGAAAAGCAACCCATATAGCATTGCTCGACGACACAAATAAAAAAATCGTATTGGTTTTAGAATCTTTAACTGCTCAAAATCTATATCAAGGCTACGTAGCAGATTTAGAATCGTGGGAATATTATATTTGGTATCCGTTTGGAGAGTAAAATGGCCTATACGCACTATTATAGAGATATAACAATTCAAAACAATGAATCAGAAGATTTAACAGATTATCAAGTGTGTATTGAAATTAGTGATGCAGATTTTTTCATCAAAGCTGATCCAAACAACCTAGTAATTATCGACGGGGATACAACCCTCCCTTATTGGGTAGAAACATGGAAACGCCCTGATGGTAAAGCGAGAATATGGACTAAAGTAAACCTACCTGCGTCTGGGTCTAAAACGATAAAGTTGTGTTACGGGGGATATGTAGATTGGATAAATCAGAACGGTGATGACGTATTCGAACTCTTCGATGATTTTGAAGGAGAAACGCTAGATACTAGTAAATGGGATCTCTGGTTGGAATTAACTGATGCAAGCTATGAAATTGCAGACTCTCATCTTATAATTCATGCAAAGACTGGGGGATCTGTATTAAAGAGTAGTACTGTATTCGGGAAAGGTTATTGTTTTTCTTCTTTTATCAGAACAAACGGTCAAAATGTGAATCTTATCAAGTTAGAATATAAAGAAGGAAGTTCTTACACTAACTATACTACG